CATATGCAAAGACATTTTCTGTTGATCTCCTGACTGAGTTCCGAATGGAGCAAATCAACAACAACCCGACCGCAGAACTTCCATCCGTGCCGGAACTTGGAGACTTAGATGTCTCGGCAGTAAAGCGTATGAAGTATCTGTTGTCTTAACCAATAATAAAATAGATATGGCACTGAAAAGTAGAACAAAACATCAAATAATAAAAGCAAAGGGTACGGCTAGGTATCCACATGTCACAGAACCTTACAAGAAATTTGAGCCAGAGTTTGGCGTGTATACTTGTGATGTTATTGTGGATAAAGAGCAAGCTGATGCTATCAAAGCTACACTTAGACCTCTGTATGAACAGGAGTTGCAGGAAGCACAGCAAGAAAAGCCCGGTAAGAAGTTAACTCAGCGTGAATTTCCCATTGAAGAAGTTGATGGTGGGTTCCTTGTTAAAACGAAGCTGGAGGGCGGAGGTAGGCTTAAAAGTACAGGTGAAACATATCACCGATCCATGCCTCTATATGATTCCAAAGCTCAACCAATAAAAGATGATGTGCAAGTGTGGAGCGGTAGTGAAGTAGTAGTAGCGTTTCGTCCTAGCTTTTACAACAGTCCGGCTATTGGGTTTGGAGTGACCTTCAAGTTAGAAGCTGTACAAGTCTTGAAGCTTGGTGAAGGAGGTGTGTCAGCTAAGGCTGCTAGTTCCTTCGGATTCACTGAACAAGAAGAAGGATTTGTTAATGGCGGTGAGAACTTAGAGGGTGGATTCGATGCGGAAGAAACGGAAGAAGAGGTCATCGCCAACTTCTAAGTACCGCTCTGGATTCGAACAAACCTTAGCTAACCAGCTACAGCGTAGTGGTGTTGCTTTTGAGTACGAAACAGTAAAGTTAGAGTACAGAAAGGTAGCAACTTACACTCCCGATTTCATACTACCCAACGGCATCATCATTGAAGCCAAGGGTGTATGGACGGTGGAGGATCGAACGAAGCATCTACTAGTACGAGAACAACATCCACATCTAGACATCCGTCTCGTATTTATGAATGCTTTTAATAAGATACGGAAAGGAAGTAACACTACCTACGCTCGTTGGTGCGAAAAGAAAAACATAATATATGCAAATAAAACTATACCAAAATCATGGCTTTCACCAACACACACCAACCCTGCCCTAAGTGCGGATCAAGTGATGCAAGAGCCACTAACGACGACGGAAGCTGGCATTGTTTCAGTTGCAACAGTCACGCTGGAGGAGGAGAACGAGTGAGCGAACCAACACCGAGAGAGTTTGTAAGCGGTCAGCCTCAAGCAATAGCACGAAGAAACCTAACTGAAGATACCTGCCGAAAGTGGGGCTATTGGATGGGTGTGGTGGATGGTCAGCCCGTACAAATAGCTAACTATAAGACAAGAGACGGTAAGACATGTGCTCAGAAGCTTAGGTTCGCTGACAAAAGTTTCAGGGTTAGGGGTGAGCTGATTGGATTGTACGGTCAGCACCTTTGGCGAGACGGAGGCAGACGAGTGGTTGTATGTGAGGGAGAGGTGGATGCGTTAAGTATCAGCCAAGCTTTCGATAACAAGTGGCCAGTCGTCAGTGTACCTAACGGAGCAGGAGCAGCTAAGAAGTTTATAGCACAAGCTATCGATTGGTTAGATCGTTATGAACAAGTTGTCTTCTGCTTTGACATGGATGATGTCGGACGAAAGGGAGCAGCAGAATGTGCAGCACTCTTAACACCCGGCAAAGCACACATCGCAGAGCTACCACTAAAGGATGCGAACGATATGCTTGTTGCTAACAGAAGTAAAGAGTTAGTGCAGTGCTTGTTCGACGCTCGTGAGTACAGACCGGACGGTATCGTAAACGGTAAGGAACTATGGGATGTTATCTCTCATAAGGAGGAACACAAAAGCAAACCGTATCCGTTTATCGGACTGAACAGTATCACTCACGGTATGAGGTTGGGTGAACTTGTTACTGTTACTGCTGGTAGTGGTATCGGGAAGTCTTTGTTCTGTCGTGAGATCGCACACCATCTGTTAGGACTGGGTGAGTCTGTTGGTTACATCGCTCTTGAAGAATCTGTCAGGCGTACAGCACTAGGTATCCTTGGTATCCACATGAACAAACCACTACATCTAGATGATGATATGTTAGATGAGAATGAACTGAGACCTGCGTTCGATAAGACAGTAGGTAACGGTAAGTTCTACACCTACGATCACTTCGGGTCAATGGAGTCCGACAATCTGTTATCTAAGATTAGGTATCTGATTAAAGGATTCGATTGTAAATGGATATTCCTGGACCACCTATCGATTGTTGTTAGTGGTATCCAAGGAGACGATGAACGCAGACTGATAGATAATACAATGACCAAGCTACGATCTCTTGTTGAGGAGACAGGGTGTGGTATGGTATTGGTCAGTCACTTGAAGCGTGTGGATACTGGACATGAAGAGGGTGGACGAGTAAGTCTGCATCACCTGAGAGGCAGTCAAGCAATAGCACAGCTATCGGACATGGTCATCGGATTGGAACGCAACCAACAAAGCGACAGACTATCCAACGAAACAAAAGTAAGAGTACTGAAGAATCGATTCAGTGGTGAGACCGGACACTGTAGTACATTGTATTACAACATAGACACCGGACGATGCACCGAGGAAGAGAGGGCTAGTACCTTTGAAGAAACAAATAATAATAATGAACCATTCTAATTATGCCATCTATCCTTCCAAATAAAAAATCATGTCGAACATGGAGACCAGCCCTCGATCAAGATGATTTATGGTTCTTGTTTGAAGCAGGTAAATTCTATAGAGATTTAGCCGAAGCTGCCGCCAAAGTACCGAACGAAGTTCTAGAAAAATACGGAGCACATCAGTTAACCTCAGACCCTCAAGTTATTTATGAGTTCGGTATGGAGCTGGAAGATGTAGCTCGTAGATTTATAGCTAAAGAATACAACAAGAAAAAGAAAGAAAGAAAGAAAGAGAAGAAGCTAGAAAGAAAGCGAGAAGAAGAAGCGTGGCTATCAAGTGATGATGAAGAAGAACAAGAAGAAACTAACAACCAACCATTCTAATAAATGAAACAACTAACAGATAATCAGATAGAGTTCCTTGCGAGTGCTATGGTTAACGGTGCACAGGCAGAACTAGTAAACTACTTGAGGTTCCAAGACGGAGCATTCCAACATAACAGTAAATACTTCAGGGATACATACAAAGAATTAGATTTATTTGGACACGAAGAGTTTAATGCAGTGCTCCGTAAAGTCTTAAAGAAATATCTACAGGATAACGAAGAGCTTTATGTTATGTACGGAAAGATGAGTAAAGTATTGGAGGAGGAAGCATGAGAACACTATTCTTTGATATAGAAACAAATCCTCTTGAAGACTTCACTAATCTGACGGACTTACACACTGTACACTGCTTAAGCTTATACGATGCTATGATACCTAAGCTGGGTACTTTCGCAGGAGAGAGTATGCACCGTGGTATTACAGCACTAAAAGGAGCAGACCGCATCGTCGGACACAATGTTATCAAGTTCGATATACCTGCACTGAAGAAAGTAGTTGATCCTAGTTTTTCTCCGCCTCTAGTAAAAGTTATTGATACAATGGTAATGAGTCGTTGTATCTTTCCTAACTTAAGAGAACTAGATATACAGAAGCGTACTGAATTAAGTAGACCTCACGCACAGAAGGCTATGGAAATGGCTAAAGAGCAAGGACTAAATAAGGATCAAACAAAAAAGTTCGTAGAGGATTATGTGTTTGAGAAAGTAGTTAGACAGTTCAACGAAGACTTTGGTCCAGGTTCTCACTCTCTAAGGTCTTGGGGATTACGCTTAAACAATCTAACAAAGCTAACATATGGCGAGCAAGACGGTGCGTTTGATAGTTACAATGATGAGATGCGTAAGTACTGTGAGCGTGACTGTGTAGTTACACAGCTTTTATATGATCACTTACTAAAGCAAGAGCCTAGCATTAAGATGTTAGAGTATGAACATTTGTTTGCCTTTATCATCAACCAACAGGAACGACACGGCTTTGCGTTTAATGTAAAGAAAGCTGAAGAGTTAGAACTTAAGTTAATGTCTGAGAGGGCTGAAGTAGCTGATGAGTTAGAGTCTGTTTGTGAACCTACTAAAGTTGAGATGAAGACAGCATCAGGTTGGAGACTTGAGTTAGATGGTGAGGTGTTTGAAGCTGAGACTAAAGGTGAACTGCGTAACAAACTCCGTGAAGCTGGTAAGGTATTGAAGCGTGTTGATGATGCTGTTAGGCTAGAGAATAAGGTTAAGTACATACCCTTTAACCCCGGCAGTAGGAAGCAGATAGTTAAACAGCTGAAGAAGTTGGGATACGAGTTGCCTAAAGAACCTGACGCTACCACTCCTAAAGTTGATGAAGCAGCACTGCGTAAGATTGACCATCCGATTGGAGAGAAGTTACTTAAGTATTTGTTAGTGCAGAAAAGATTGGGTGCACTGTCGGAAGGTAACAACGGATGGTTGAAGCTACAGAAGAATGGCAGGATACACGGTAGCGTTAATACTAACGGAGCTGTGACAGGTAGGTGTACACATAGTAATCCTAATGTTGCTCAAGTGCCTAGTTGTTCTGCTCCATACGGTGAAGAGTGTCGAGGATTGTTCGGTGCGGGTGAAGGATATAAACTGGTTGGATGTGATGCTAGTGGATTAGAGTTAAGAATGTTAGCTCACTATCTAGCTAATTATGATGGAGGTGAGTATGCTCGGTATCTGTTGGAGGATGACATACATACTGTTAATCAGAAAGCAGCAGGTTTGGAAACAAGAGATCAAGCTAAGACATTCATCTACGCCCTACTCTATGGTGCTGGCCCCGAACTTATGGGTAATATAGTAGGAGGCGGAATAAAGGAAGGTATACATATGCAGCGTAAGTTCATGAATAACATGCCAGCACTGCGTAAGTTAAAAGAAGCTATCGATTATAAGGTTAACAATGGAGGTATACTAAAAGGACTAGATGGTAGGTTACTACCGATCAGAAGTAGTCACGCAGCACTGAACATGTTACTTCAATCAGCCGGAGCAGTGTGTATGAAGGTAGCTTTGATACAGCTATTCCATGCACTCGGTAAGAGCAGATGGCAGCACGGTAGAGAGTACGCATTTGTTGCTAACATCCACGACGAGTTCCAAGCAGAAGTAATACCACAACACGCAGAAGACTTCGGTAAGTTAGCAGTGAAAGCTATTCGTGTAGCTGGTAAAGAACTGAAGCTGAATGTACAGTTGGACGGTGAGTACAAAGTAGGAGACAGCTGGGCTGAGACACATTGATGATGGACGAAGTACAATACGATATGTACACTACACTTGCTACCCTCTATGACACACAAGACCTCACCATGCCATCATCAAACGCACAACGGATAGGAGCAATAGCAGAGACTCGTTTCATAGCTGAATGTTTAGAGCGGGACTTTGAACCACATACACCCACAACACCTATGCCTTGGGACTTCATTGTTACTTGCCCAGCGGGAGACTTAAAGGTACAGATAAAAAGCACGAGCGTCAGGGACAAGTCAGCTTACACAGTTAACTCGTCATGCGGTGCAGCGGTAAAGGGACACATGTCTGATGACATCGATGTTGTAGGTATTTATATATCTCCTTTGAAGGAGTGGTGGATGATACCTAGATACTTGATAAAGAGTAAGACGATCAAGCTGTACCCTGACAACCCAAGCAAATCAAAATACAAACAATACCAAAACAACTGGAGTGCTTATTATGAGTAAAACAACATTACTGATTGACGCAGATGTACTCGCTTTCGAGGCAGCTGTGGTCGCAGAAGAACCGATAGAATGGAAGGAAGAACTGTGGACGGTACACGCAGACATGGCATTAGCTAAAGCTCGTGTGATAAATAAAATACAGGAGTTCAGAGAAAACTTAAAGTGTGAGAATGTCGTGCTGTGTCTGAGTGACCGTGCGAACTTCCGACGCAAACTGTACCCTGAGTACAAAGCAAACCGTGCTAAGTCTCGACTACCTATCATCTTACGACAAGTAAAGCAGTGGATCATTGATGAACTAGGTGGTGTGCTGTGGGCGAACCTAGAAGCTGATGATGTTATATCTATATTAGCTACTGACAAAGCAATGGATGAAGAGACTATCATTGTTAGCATCGACAAAGACTTCAAGAGTGTACCCGGTATCTTCTACGACTATAACAAAGGAGAGTATCACCAACCATCCGTTGAAGAAGCAGATAAC